TCTTTCACAATCAATAAGTGTGTTTACAAATATTGGACTCTTTAAATCTGTTACGAAAATTTGATTTGCATTTGAATTGATTGCATATACTTCTGCATCTTGGTTAACAAAAAGTAGGCATCTATCTCCATCCAATTTCTTTGTTACAGCATACTGTATTGTATATAAATTTTTTAGGTCCTTTCCATGGAGTGTTTCTGGTTGAGCTCCAATGAATGTTGCAAATTTAGTCTTGGTTAATGCATTGTATTGATGAAGGGTAGATTCTGTCTGTGATAATGTAGGTACTATAAAATTATCATGTTTTAACTTTAGAATATAATACACTCCGTCAATCAAGTCCTTGAATGTACTTCCTTTAATCATTTCCAATTCAATTTCATAAGTACAATGACACATGTCATTGTCCCAAAAATGCACGGCTGTAGTAGCATCCGTCCAAGTATCTTTAGGATTAGAATTACCTGAGACAATTGTAAGGTCTATTTTAAATCCAATGAATTTAAATGAATACCTCTTCTTTTTTCTAGACATCTTGATGCTAGAAGTACTAAAAGTTTTGGTGTTATTGTAATCAGTATCTGTCAAGATATAGACATTACTAGGGTCACAATATTCTGACGAAAGAGATGCTTTAATGTCAAAATCTGGAATTTGATAGTCAAATATTCTTGTTTTTACAGTCTTGTGATACTTTTTACCTTCAAAAAGAGAGTAACGAGAGTCTGATGTAAAATGGTCCAAGATGTATTGTTCTAGAGGGTTACGTGATTTGGAAAGTACCGAGAGTATACGGTAAAAACAGTCGATTGGAATGTTTTTAAACCTTAATTCAAGTTCAATTGTAGTAGTATGTTGCGAGGGATTTGTCTCGTTCAAGTACTTGAGCATATTAGTTAGCTCCTTGTTATATTTGTGTGTGTCTATTAGCATTTAATATGTATTTGAATTTCGAAATTCATTTTTCTTACCTGACACGTTTGCAATTTTTATTTAATGTCAAGTGATATTAGTATGGATAAAGTAAAGATTAAAGAGTTTGACATGGATGAAATGATGTCTGACGCTACAGTGTTGTTATTAGGTAGGAGAAGGACTGGAAAATCATGGCTGGCACGGGACATATTATACCATCATCGCAAAATACCAGCAGGTATAGTCTTTTCAGGAACTGAAGCTGTAAGTCCATTCTTTGGAGACTTTATACCAGATTCATTCATTCACAATGAGTACAAGCCAGAATTGATTGAAGAAATGATGGCTAGGCAGTGTAGAAAAATACGAGAAGCAAAGGATTCTGGTAAGAGTGATACTGGAAAGACTAGAGCAAATAATAGGTTTATACTATTAGATGATTTGCAACATGATGCTGCAACATGGAAAAAGGACAAGACTATTAAAAGCATCTTCTTTAACGGGCGTCATTTTAATTATCTCTTTATAGTGACTCTACAGTATCAGATGGGTATTACACCAGAACTAAGAAGTAATCTTGATTACATTTTTATATTCAAAGAGTCATCGATAAAGAATAAGAAAAAAATGTATGAAGACTATGCTGGAGTCATTCCTACATTTGAATACTTTTGCAATATCCTAGACTCATGTACAGAAGACCATAAATGTCTTGTTATAAAGACTAGTGGTACGTGTTTTGAAGATTCTGTATTCTATTACAAGTCTAAACCTAGGATGAATTTTCGCATTGGTAGTGATACACTATGGACATATCATGATAGGAAATACAATAAACGTTATGGCGAAATCCTTGATAAAGATTATCAGACAAAGTTGAATTACGAGAAACAGTTTGGTAACGCAAAGAAACTCAAGGTTATAGTCTCGAAAGAAGGAGACATTATAGGACACGAGTATCATTAGACTGATGTCACTGGTCGTACATTATATGGTCTTAGACACGTAACGTGAATTATAGCAATTACAAGTGTTAATATGACAATTACTAGCATAAAGATTCCAAATATTGTATCTGGACCCATTTCAATTACGCACTCAAGTGACACAACTTGTGTCATAAAGAGTTTAAAAACATTATAATGTCTAATAGTAACAAAGATGATGACACCATTGCATAGAGGAGTAGCTCAACTACTACACATTATACAATCTTCCTTGTTGTCTATAGAACATTGAAGTGTTAATTCTTGGTCTCTGGATTGTTTTTCCATTTCTGGGTCCACACTGAATTTACCAGAACTCGCAACACTCTTTGACCGGAGATAATAAATCCCAGTCTTGAGATGATTCTTCCAAGCATAAAAATGCATACTTGACAGCTTTTTAATAGTTGGATTTGCCATATATAGATTCATACTCTGAGTTTGGTCGATAAATACACCTCTATCTCTACATTGATTTATAACAGCTTTCATACTGATTTCCCATGCAGTCTTGTACAAGTCTTTGAGACTTTGTGGAATTTCCGAGATGGTCTGAATACTTCCGTCAGCTATAATCAACTTGTTTTTCATTGTTTCATTCCAAAGTCCTAATTCGGTAAGGTCCTTTACAAGATACTTGTTGAGTACAACAAATTCCCCAGAAAGAACTCTTCTCTTGAATATACATGAGTTCATTACTTCAAATGACTCTGAATTTCCCATAATTTGAGCAGTACTAGCAGTAGGCATCAATGCAGTCAACATTGAATTTCTTATACCATACCTTTTAATATCTGCCTTGATTGTGTCCCAATCGTATCGTCCAGAAATATAATCATCTAGATTAATATTATCAAAGTCTTTGGCAAGGTCAAATTGTAACTTACCTTGACTGAATGGTGAGCCATCAAAGGTACTATATGGGCCTTGCGTCTTTGCTAACTCTATACTTTGTTGGACTAGACCGTGATATAAACATTCAAAGATTTCCTTGTTTAATTGAGCTGCCTCTTTTGACTCAAATGGAAATCTCATTTGAATGTATACATCTACAAGACCCTGGACTCCTATTCCTAATGGTCTATTCTTGTCATCGGTCTTTTTTGTTTCTGGTGTAGGATATTCATTGTTGTCAATTACATTATTCATTGCAAGTACTGTACTAGTAGCAACAGAATGCAGATGGTCAAAATCAAAATACGGTTTCTTTTGGTTGTCATACTTGACAAATTTTGGAAGTGCTATAGAGCATAGATTGCATACTGCATAATTACTATCATCTGAATACAATATGATTTCATTACATTGTCCAGTTATTACTCCATTAAAGATTCCTAGACCGCGTTTTTCTTCTTTGAAACAATATGTATCCGAAATTATACCAGTGAATTTGACGTCGGTTACTCTGACCATTGGTTTAGGGACTCTAGTCGTCATTCTAGTTAACCTGTCTGATTTGAATCCTAAATGATATAGTGTTTCAATATCTGAATAATCTAATTTCAAGGAATATGTACTTGTCTTTACATGAGGATTGCATCCCATAGTCTGTAACATGTATTTTATATCTTGAAGGAATTGGACGTCTCTAGGTTTTATATAGATAAATATATAATTTGATATCGTATTGAATGTACTATGCTGACATACAGAATCAAACCATTTAATTTTACTATCAAGAGAGTAATTTACTGGAGGATTTATAATATTTGGATAGACATCCGAGAAAATCGGTATACCATTCCTTGTTAGAAATTGCTCTTCTACTATAGTAAATCTCTTGTCTCCATCTAAAATTGGATAAGAAGTTTTGATAAGATTCATTCCTTCAAGCAAGTCCTTTGCTTCTATTATATCAACATTCCCTTTGTCATTAAGGATGTGAAACTTGTGGTACAATGTACATTCTAGAATACTTCCGTTACTAAATGATATCTTTACTAATTCCTGATTTTCTCCTGTTTTAACTATTGTTGTATTTGTAAATTCTTCTCCGTTCCATACTCTTACTTGCTTATTATCTAATTCTTTAATTGTATGATACCCAGAATCGGTGAGAATCATTGTCTCTGGAGCCACACATAAATTAGATGATTTGGCAGTTCCAAGGTTCTTTTGATTAAACTTTTTGTTTGCTGCGTCCTTGTAAGTGATATAAGGAACCCCTGATTCTATTTGAGCATCTAGAATCTTGTTCCATATTTCCCTGGCTTTAATCTTCCTAGTATACAAACCTTTTGAAATATAGTCGTCATACATCTTATCAAACTCTTCAGAATGAACATCATGTAATCCAGGTGACTGATTTGGACACATAAGATACCAATCTCCGTCGCATTCTACTTGTCTCATAAAGTAATCTGGAGTCCAAATTGCATAAAAGAGGTTTCTCGCTCTTCTTTCTTCAGCTCCTTGATTCTTTTTAAGGTCTAGGAAATCTAGGATTTCTGCATGCCATGGTTCCAAGTAAATAGCAAATGACCCTTTTCTTTTAGACCCTTGGTTTACGTAAGCTGCAGTCTCATTGTATACTTTCAACATCGGGACAATCCCATCACTTATTCCATTTACACCCTTGATAGGCGCTCCCTTTGCTCTTATATTTGAGATATGAACTCCTATTCCTCCACCCAATCTCGAAATTCTTGCACAATCAGAGATTGTCTTGTAAATCGAGTCCATTGAATCATTTGTTCCAAGTAAAAAGCATGAGCTCAATGATTGTTTCTTTGTTCCAGCATTGAATAATGTCGGGCTTGCATGAGTATAGTAATGTTGTGAAAGTAGATTGTATGTTTCGAGAATGTTATCCGTATTCTCACGATGAATGGCAATAGCTACTCTAAGGTAAAGATATTGTGGTCTTTCTATAATCTTTCCGTTAATTTTCAAGAGATAACTCTTTTCAAGAGTCTTGTATCCAAAGTAATCAAACAAGTAGTCTCTTGGATGTATAATCATGGAATCAAATAATTCCTTGTTTTTCAATACAAGTCGGTAATGGTCATCTGAAATGACATGTGAACTATGCAACAAAGTACATGCCTCACTAAAGGAATCAGGGGTATTCTTGTGCATATTACTGATTATAATCCTTGAAGACAATTGTTTGTAATCAACATTTGTAGTAATACTTGCACATATTCTAGCAGCTTCTTCATCCAATTCAGAAGAGGTTACACCATCATAAATTGAAGCAATTACGCGCTGAGTAATTACATCATAATCGATACTATCCAATTTTCCCAAGGATTCGTCATTGCATAAATTTTTAACTCTATAGAGAATTTTATCGAATGATAATTCCTGGCTAGTACCGTCTCTTTTGATGATTCGCATTGTACTAGACCATTGGAATTCAAAATTCATTTTTCCCTTTGAATACTTTGTACTTGAAAAAAAGATTTTTGAGATGATGGTGACGTAAATTTTATGAATGGGTCTCTGTTATCTCTGTGCGAATTCTGTTTTATTTTATTTTGTAATGTTATAGTTGTAATAGCAATGTCGAATTCGATAAACAAGTATTCTAAATGGATTACTAATGGTGGGTCTATATTCATCAGTGCGCATAACATTATAACATTTGACAATAGTGTTACTAGGAATTTGAATATAGTGGGTATTCTGATAGCATTAGTTAGTATTCTCAATAATGACGATGATTTGGATTTTCTAATAAACGTACTTGATATCACTTTTACAGTGTATTCTTTAAGATTATATAAGCGATTGGGTATGAATGAAGAGGCAAAAGGGACTACTATTTCATTGGTATTCTCTCTAGTATTAAATGCGGTGTACTTGCAGAATTAATTAGATTCATATCATTCTATTCAACCTATTTAATTCTTCTAAACATAAGTTGTATTTTTCATCCATGATTCTATAGTATCGTTCATCTTTTATACTTGAGTTATTATATTCTGTTGTGACAAACGAGTGTTGATTACAATCTCCAATTAATGGATGATATTCGCTAATTCTATAACCACATCTATCTTTTGCATTTCTAAGACCAAGATACATGGGAAGTTCTTGACCTCTGTGACCAAAACGTTTTGTTTCGAGTAATGCAGTTGATATCTTGCTTGTAGTTTTTTTAGTATGTGATTTACCAGCAAATCCAGGATTAATTTGTCTAGTTTCACTTTGCTTCTTACATGTTTCTTCTTTAGACCTACTGACTGTCTTTGCTCCTCTTTGCGTATTGTATCCAAAATTATCATCTCTCGAATTATATAAATTGATAAATTTATCTTCATACATACCTGCTAATTCTGTATTCACCTCCATTAAAACTTCCAACTTGACGTCATCGCCAAAACGTTTGAATGCATTCGCAATCTTGCTATCTCTAGTCCTTGATTCTGTTATATGATTCGACAACCTGAGTCGCGAACCTCTCCTGTTACCATTTCTATCCAACACATTACATTGACCAATGTAAACTTTATTGTTCGGAAAAGTTATCATATAAATCTCACTTGAATTCATATTTTGCGAAACATACCTGTTCAGAATTCACTTTTCAATCCATGTTCAAATATCTAATTCTTAAAATTATTTTCTTGAATAATTTTGTAATTCTCGACTACGTTCAAAAGTTCAAATTTGAAAATTTATTTTCTTGACGTATAATATAAACATTAATGGCAGGCGGATTGATGCAACTCGTAGCTATCGGAGCGCAAGACTTATTTCTTACCTCTAATCCAGACATCACTTTTTTCAAAGTTAACCACAGAAAATATACCAATTTCGCCATCGAATCGATTGAACAAAACTTTAGCGGTCAAGTTGATTTCGGAAAGAAAGCCACCGTTACTGTTTCCAGAAATGGTGATTTGATTCACAAAGTCTACCTTCAAGTCGACCTTCCAGCCATGACCCAAAGC